AGGGTCTATTGCGTTGTATAGTGGCGCGACTTCCTTCCAACACTGCATTTTCGAAGCCTTCAACATCTATCTTGATCCAGTCAACTGATTCAAAATTAAATCGATCCAGAGTGGTCAGTACTCCGGTGTGTTTTTCAAACTCAGAGTTAGCAACAAATTCTTCAACTTGTTTGGTATGTCCGCATTTAAGAGTTTGTAATTCAAAGGTGACTGTTTGATCTTTGTCGCTGAGTCCTAGGTTATGTAATTCTACATTGAGATAACTTTCTAGATTTTTTTGCAAGACTTCAAAGTTTTTGAATACTGGTTCAAAACAAATCACACGTTCAAACTGTTCAGCACTGGGTCTGGCAAAGATACCAATATTGGCACCAATGTCGATCATGGTGCGTTTGCGTGGAATATTTTGGAATATATAGTAACGATACCGTTGTTGATAGTGTATATCTACATGTTCAGATAGTCGTTCACTAAAGAATCCATTGGGAGGTTCGGGGCTGTGCCAGAGAGAATTTATTTTATACATGGTGTTTGTTCAATAACTATTTAATACCATATCATGAACATCAGTATATTTAATCGCTTTGGCGCCCTTAATTCTGGGCCTGTGTTTGCAGCATTCCGCGATGGCTGCAAACGTCATTGTATCCGTGTGTCAGAACATGACGCAAGTGCTGACGTTGCAGTAATCTGGAGCCACTTGTGGTCTGGACGGATGCTGGCAAATCAAGCTGTATGGCAAGAATTTTCTTGTTCAGGCCGGCCTGTGATAATAATGGAAATTGGACAGTTGAATCGTGGTGTGACCTGGAAGATGGGCATGAATGGCGTAAATGCATCCGGATGGTTTGGCGAAGGTTGTGAAAGCAACCGTGCAGCCAAGTTGTCGGTGAGACTACAGCCCTGGCATCAAGGCGATCATGTTGTTGTGGCCATGCAACGAGACGATAGCCAACAATGGGCGGGATTACCACCCGGTGAGCAATGGCTGGATCAAACTATTGCCAGTCTACGAGCACACACTGATAGGCCAATCGTCATACGTCCGCATCCAAGACAAAAAATTCGACCCAGATCAGGCACCAGAATACAACAACCTGTCAAGTTGCATGGCACCTACGATGAGTTCAATTTTAGGACCATGTTGCCCGCTGCCTGGGCAGTGATCAATGAAAATTCGGGTCCCGGTAGTCAAGCCATTATCGACGGCGTGCCTGCATTTGTTGGAGCACACAGCATGGCATTGCCAGTGGCCAACACAGATTTTGCAAACATAGAAAAGCCACGCATGCCCGAACGAGCACAGTGGCTTGAAGATCTATGTCACACAGAGTGGACCCTGGGTGAAATAGCATCGGGCGGACCGCTTGGAAGATTACTTTCCAGGCTGAAGCCTAGCTAGATCAGCATCAACCATGTCACGAATCATGGTTGTAAAATTGGTACGTGGTTTCCATCCTAGTTCTACTGCTGCTCTGCTGCTGTCGCCCAGTAGGCTATAAAGTTCGGCGGGACGTTTAAATCTAGGATCACTTTTTACTAGATGAGCCCAGTCAGTTATTCCCACATGTTCAAACGCCACATGACACAACTCACCAATACTGTGTTGTTCTCCAGTGGCAATTACATAATCTCTGGCTTGGGGTTGTTGTAGCATCAACCACATGGCTTCCACAAAGTCTCCGGCAAATCCCCAATCACGTTTACTGTCAAGATTGCCCAGAGTGACTGAATCTGCTAGGCCCAGTTTGATTCTGGCTACTGCGTCGGTAACTTTGCGTGTGACAAATTCACGACCTCTAAGAGGACTTTCGTGGTTGAACAAGATGCCGGAGCAGGTGTACAGGCTATAGCTTTCGCGAAAGTTTATGGTCATCCAGTGGCTGTACAACTTGCTTACACCGTATGGTGATCTTGGGCGGAACGGAGTGAGTTCACCTTGAGAGCCTGCTTCTGTAGCATTGCCAAACATCTCAGAGGTACTGGCTTGATAAAAATGTGTGTTGGGGCTGTGGCTACGGATAGCGTTGAGCAAGTTCAGCACACCTATGGAGTTTACTTCTGTGGTGAGTTTGTTAAGATCCCACGAAGCACCAACAAAACTTTGTGCAGCCAAGTTGTACACTTCATTGGGTTTGAGCGTTTGCATGAGATGATTCATGTTGTTTTCATCGGTAATATCACCGGTGATCAACTCGATGTCATTCTCAATGCCCAACCACTTGATGTTGTCTAAATTGGGATTAGAGTATCGCTTGACAAGGCCATAAACATGATAGCCTTTTTCAACTAGGAGTCTAGCGAGATATGGACCGTCTTGGCCGGTCATGCCTGTTACAAATGCTGTGCGTTTCATACTATTATGTATCACGCATCAATGGTCACACTTGAATATCTTCCATGTCAGCAGTTCTTACCGTGAATTGATAAATAAATATATGCATTACATTATTTACAAGACTTTTACCTCCAGTGGAAAATACTATATAGGACGTCATTCAACTAACATATTAGATGATGGTTATATGGGGTCCGGCAAATGGGTCAGATCGATCAGTGATAAATCATCACTTACTAGAGAGATTCTTGCGTTTGCAGATTCTGAATCAGACCTTAAATTGCTTGAAGAACAATTTATTAACCAGTTTATTGATGACCCAAATAACATGAATTTTAATAATAAGTCAACTGGGTGGCCAACTGGCGATTTAAACTGGGCCCGATCTCCTGACGCAAAACTAGTAAAAAGTAATCGAAAAAAAGGGCTCACATTAGAGAATGAGCACGGTGCTGAAAAAGCAAAACTGATTCGACAAAAAATAGCTAACTCAAAAATTGGTAAAAAGACTAATAAGCCCGCATGGAATCGCGGCGTTACTCCATCTATGGAAACCCGAAAACGGATTTCCAGGTCCCTAGCCACTCAGATGTCATTATTGACTCAGTCTGAACGTAAAGAAAAATTTGGTAATGTTGGAGACAAAAATGGGTTTTTTAATCAAACTCATAAAGATTCAACAATTCAACTGCTAAGAGAAAAACAAAAATCAAACAGGCAAAACATTCGATTAACTTGCCCGCATTGTTCTAAAAATGTCGACAAGCCCAACTACTCAAGATATCACGGAGATAGGTGCAAGTTTAAACATTAAAATCTTCCATTCCTGCACATTTCAACTTAACCAGGTGGCCCAGCATGAAGTTCTTGCTTTCTAGTGCTTTCATGATACCCAGCCAACGGTTACGCAACAGAGCCACTTCATTGATGATGGTTTCAAAGTCAATCACTTCGTCTTCGCCGTCCACATACTTTTCAGCATCTCTGCTGCTAAGAGCACGATTGTAACCTTCCAGATACTTTTGAAAGTGCTTGCGACGAATCTTGCGCAATTGAATGTTCAGCAGATTCAGCACCGCTTCCACTTCTTGAAGCTGATAGAATCTCTGCTCAGTTATGCCCGGAAGCAGCTTGATGTTGTTCTCAACGATGCCGCCAATTCGGCAATCTCGTTTGGCATCCAGGAGCTCACGATCATAGTGTGCCATGAAGTCTGGGATCTTGCCCAGATCCGCGGCCACTTGACTATACCACATTAGTTTTCCCAGCGGTCATCATCTGTGGTGTCGCTATCTTCTTCAGCTTCTTCATCTTCAGGATCCACATAGTCTTTGTCGTTGTCAAGATACGCAGTGAGCGCACGTTTGATATCCACATCGTTCTTGAAGGCAGCACGAATATCATCCACATCAGAATCGTTGTCAATCAAGATTGCAACCACAGCTTCTGCTGCTTCGTCACGATCCACAGTGTTGACATAACGTTTGAGTTCGCTCCAAATTTCACTTGCTACTGTTTCGCTCATGCTTCGTCTCCTGCTTCTTCTACTGCAACCTCATCTTTGATCTTGGCAAAATCTGCCATGACCTTGTCAAGACAACCATCTTCGTTGGCTTCCCAGGCCTTGCGGAAATACTTGATAATTTCGCCTGTGTCCTGTATAGTGAATGCCAGTCTGTTGCCATCCTTTTTGAGGATACCTTTTTTCTCAGCCAGATCAACCAAGCCCGAGTACGGACTCATGCCCGTGGTGTAGGGAATCTTGACCTGCACGCCTTCAAAAGGTTTGCTGTAGCGTGTTTTCATGATCTTGCATGACGCACGGATACCGTTGACTTCGGACACCTTGTTGCCATCCTCATCTTCTTTGAGCTTGAGTTTCTTCATGGCCACAACGATTGAGCTGGCGTAGATGAATCCTTGACCACCTGAAATTTTATCATCGGGATCAAACATATCTTGACTTGCATAGGTGTGGTTGGTACACACCAGGCCCACATTGTAACTACCAAACATGTTGACACAGTTACGAACCAGGGCTGTTAGTGCTTTGGGCTTGCGGCCCAGGTCACCTTTCATTTCGCCTGCTTCAAACTGGTTGACGTCTGTGGGTGTCAACAACATGCCCAAGCTGTCAATCACAAACATGACCTTGGGGCGTTCGCCTTCGGGCAAGGCCTTGTAGTCCTGCATGAATGTTGAGATTGTTTTGGCCACATCATCAATCATGGCCATGCTGAGTTTCAGCAGTTTGTCCTGGCTGGTATCCACGCCCAGTGCCTTGAGCCAGGCTTCGTCCAGAGCGTTTTCGCTGTCGACCAGGACCACGTAGATGCCTTGTTCTTGTGCGTTCTTGATAATGTTGCCGGAGCAGATGTAACTCTTGCCGGCTCCAGATTCGCCGGCAAACACTGTGACCTTGCCCAGCGGAATGCCTTTGTTGAAGTCTCCCGAGATCAAATAGTTCAGTGCATAGTTGCCTGTGCTTACCCAGTCTGTAGGATCATTGAAGCCAATGCTGAGTCCTTCAATACTTTTTGTAATTTCCTTGCGAAACTTGCTTACGTCAAATGCTTTTGCCATTCGTTTTTCCTTAATACAAATAAAAACACACAGGGATTGCCCTGTGTGTAACGTCAGATTACTTCTGTTGACGTGAACGAATCATGGCCAAAATGTCTTCAGCTTTCTGTGCTGGCTTTGGAGCAGCAACAGGTTCAGCAGCAAAAGATTTTTCTGCGTGAGCAACATCTTCGTCAAAGTCTGCAACAGGTGCAGGCGCTGTACGTGCCGCAGGAGCAGGTGCGTCTTCAGCGGCTGTGCCAGCTGGTGCATTGACACCTGCGGGACGGAAGTACTGACTCCAACGCTCTGTGTCGTAGGGCTGTCCATCTACTGACGCTTCAAACATTTCCTTGATTACCTTGAGCTCAACTGCGCTGGGCTTCTTGGGCAAGAATGTGCTGAGATCATACAAGCCATGTGTGGCCACAGCAGCTTGTTCAGCTTCGGTCAGAGCCGATTCCTTACGAGCCCACTTTGATGTGTTGTAGTCTGCATATCCACCTTTAGATGTTTTAGCAATACGGAAATCCAAGCCACGCAGCATGTCAGTTGGCAATTCTTCCAACTCAGGATCCATCAGGGCACCTTTGATCAAGGTAAACAACTGAGGTCCAATGATGAACCTGCGAATAGGATTGTCCGGTGTTTTGTCGTCGCCAATGGGATTCTCACGCACAAAGCCCTGGAAAATGTAACTGCGCTTTTTCCAGTATTTGCGACCCATGTCTTCAAGACTCTTGTCCTTGAACCATGTGCGTACTTCTGCCAAAATTGGGCAAGCATCGCCCCACATTTCAACGCATGGTACTTGCACCATGACTTGTTTGGAATCCATCTCACCTTTGACGCCATTGAATGGCAGTCGAATCATTGCTCGCTCTGCCCAAAAGAATGTGTTTTTTGTGTTACCGTCTGGCAAGAAGCGGAGTACGGCTTCTTTGCCTTCTTCCATGTTCCAGTGTGGGTAAATTGATCGGTCGCCGCCGCCAGTGGATTGACCACCTTTGTTGCTGTCTGCGGCCTGTAGCCGTGCTCGGATTTCTGCTAATGATGCCATATTGTGTTGCCTTTCTTGTGCGTTAATATGATTTTAAAAATTTAAGATCTACTTAAATGCTGCCTACAAGTTATTTTAACACAGCTTGTCTGTGTTTCCTACCACTAACGGTAGTGAACTTTGCCTATCTAGTTGCTTACGGAAATGTGTGCCACTGCACACATTTCTTTGTTTTATTTAGTCAAGTCAA